AGTTTCGCATTGGGCTAACTGATCGTAATAAGCGTCAGGCAGTACGCCTTTGTATTTGGCGTGTGAATTAGCAGCTGCACTTGCGTGGGCTGGGGTGGATAGGGCGAGGATAAGCGTTAGTGCCATGAGTTTCTTAATCAACTCTCTCAACTTCTGTAGGCGGCCCCCATGAGTGCCAAGATTCTGCACGTTGGCAGACTTGGGTGTACACAATCAGGCCTGTGGTGATGTCTGTAAAGACCTGCACCATGGTTTTCTTATCTTTAGACCTTAGAGCCACATAGCCCCATGTCGGTATCATGGGCGGTTCTGCATCATTTTGAGCCATAGCCAGCACGACACCCATCCCATAATGAAACTGTAGATAAATTGCGTATCGGTCATGCCCAGCCCCTAGCCATGTCTAGCCCTGCCTGTGTGATAGCACACACAATCGCCTGAGACCCACTTGAGACGGCTCTACGGATGCCTAAGTCCTGTATTAGACCCATTGTGCGTAAATCGCTACAGCGCTTCCAATAGCCCTTTATTTCATGACCGGCAAGCGCGGCTCGAGCGCCTGCTTCTTCATCGGTCAGGCCAAGAGTTGCGTAATAGTACTGCTCAAGCAGAATGGCGCGGTGAGTGCCCACTCTGATGGGGTTTACTTGCCGTGACGTTTCGGGGTCGGTTGCCCTGAATAGTGGTAGGTCTGTGTATGTCATGTTTCCTCTGACTTTCTGCTATTTGAGTAGCGGTGGTTACTTTACACAATTTAGAAAGTCGGTGGTGGATACCCAATGGAAACAAAGTACCCACCACCTAGCCCCAGCACTGCTCAAACAGTGTCTGGGAATCCTATTTAAGTGCCCTGAATTGAGCCTCAAAGTGTTCAGAAGTTTGCTTGGCCAGTTCAATATGCAGCCAATTAGGTGAGCCTTGATACGAGCCTGCGTTGTCTGTGGCTGTAAAGATTTTGACACCAGCTTTGCCTTCGCCTCGACTACAGCGATAGCCAGCGCCGTACTCGCCGTAGGCGTACCAGTGCATTTCGCACAGCCCTAGGGCTTTGCTGTTGGCTAGGAACCAGTCCCAGATAATACGTGCCTGGGCTTCGTCTTTGTATTGGATGTCAGCTGCGTATCCGGTGGCATGGACAGACAGTCCTGCATTGTTGCGCATTGGTCGGTTGGCGTATGTGCCTAGCGATTTGGTTCCCCAACGCTTTCCGCATAGTTCAACAAGTTTTGCCGTGACGGGTTGTGTCCCTTTTCCGTCCCATGATGGGTAGTACGGGTAGACGCGATTAGTCATCTCTCTTGTCCTTGTCGTTCTGATTTCCCTTCAGGCCGTTAGAGGCAAGGAGACCGGCAAGAACGCCAGACATGGTCAAAGTTAGCGGACTCAGGATCTTCCAGGCTTCAGCATCGTTGGGTGCTTGCTCAAGAGGCTGAACAACGAAGAGAAGTCCGTAAAGAAGTACGAATACGGTGCCGACGAATGCAATGGAGATTGCTAGTCCGACAATCAGGATGAGTCGTCCTTTGATTTCTTCGTTTGAGAGTCTTGCTTTGAATTTCATGCGCAACGTCCTGTTCCTTGTTCGTTTGGTGCGATTGTTGCTGCCGATAATGCTTTGTTTTTGACGCGCTCGCAGTTGACTCGGGTGCGATCAGAACAAGCGGTGAGGGTGATGAGGGTGGCGCTAATCAACAGTAAGCGTTTCATTGTCTTGCGTTTCTAAATACTTGGCGTATTCCTCATCGGTCATTTCTCTAATTTCATCGTCTATTTGAATTAGTGGGTTGGTCATTGCTACGCCTTTCGGTATCCGTACACCGTAATAGTGCCACCTGTAAGGGTTCCTGCTGTTGGAATTAGCGTGAACGCTGTGTAGGAAGTTGCGTTGTCTAAAAACCCATTATAAGAACCTGCTACTGCGCCAGTACTTGTAGAAGCAATATTTGGGGCATTGACAATTGTTCTTGTTGCTGTAAATGGATTTAGAAGTTCAAAATTGGCGTAAGCCCCTGTACTTGAACCTGTACCTACAAAGCCCCATGAGGCGCTGTTATTGTTTAATCCGTAATTTAATGTGTTAGAAGTGTAAAAAACAGCAAGACGGGCACCGTAATAGCCGGTAGTTGTGGAACCTAATTGCATCCCAATGTCTTGTGCAGCCGAGTGAGTACCACCAGTATAAAGAATTTTGTAATTGTCAAAATCTGTAGAGAATGCACTAGAAACGGCAACACTAGACACGCCACTACCTACGGTTTGTGACTTGATGTAAACCAGCCCTGAGTTGGCTAGATAAGTGTTCGTATCAGCAGCCGTCAGCACCTCGCCCGTAGTAAAAGTCTTTATAGCCATAGTTAAAATCCTAACTTGTTGTTATTTTGTGGTGAGGTCATACGTACCAGTTTCCAAGACGGTTCTGGTCTAAAACACCATAGACAGCGCTATCCAGCAAGAAATCTGCGTAAACATCCATAGGCGACAAATACAAAGTAAACACCGTCTGATCTGGTGTGCCACTGTAACCAATGCCCTCTATAGAACATATCTTTGTTGTAGTTGTGCCAGAACCCGGCACGACAAACTCAAGATAAATGATGGAACCACTACCGTAATTGGCTAATAAGTTAAGCACACCTGTGTTGTCTTGCATGACGTCAGTAAAGGTGACCTCATATCGCAAGTCGTTGGGGTTGCTTTGACTGTTAGCAAGCCATTGAGCCCTGTTTTGCGCTTGGCTAATCGTGATGCTGGCCGTGGCAACACTGTTAAATCGTGCACCATAAGTAGTGACGCTGCTCGAGTTGGTTGCGGTCTGTGCAGCAACTACTGGCGGTTGCACAGTGACTGTGTTAATAAAGTTTTGCCCAGCAGAGATACGCCTAAAATCTTGGTAAATGACGTATTTGTTACCTGTAGAAGCACCTTTAGCTGGTTTTAACGTTATTGCGTTTGTGACTGGTGAGCCCGATACTTGGGCTTTGCGTAATTCTAGGTATTGGTTAGACAAATACAGCTGGCCGCCAGTGGCTTCTGTTTTTAGGTTTGTATTTATGCGTGCAGCTAATGTGCCTGTGTATGTTGCTGCCGTGGCACTAAAAAAGCCAGTATTAAAAGGTTGTATGGCCATGTCTGCGGGCAAAGCACCTGACGCAACAGTAAATTGGTTCCATATCTGCTTAAAGCAAAAGTCTTGTGTCAGCGTGAAGTTAGTAACTTGTATGCGCCCTGCTCTGGTCATCCAATCATCTAAATAGATTGTTGCTGTTGAGTTTTTGCCAGTGCCAGCAGTTGTGTTTGTGCCTACTTGATCGTTGAACTGTATTTCAGATACCCAAAAGTATTGAGCATCTACGCCACTACTTGTGGAAGTTGTGACAGCGGTGCCAATACTAAAGTTTGCTACTTGGTTGTTGTCGTTTTTTATAGTTAAAACAAGTTGCTGTCCAGAGTAGTCATCTAGATAGTTTTGCTTGCCTCTAAATCGCGTAAAGCTTTTAACCATAGATGTGACCTCAGTAAAACTGGGTACCAAATAGAACTTAAACTCTAAACGTGCCATTACATTGCCCGGGTGTTTATTGGTACTGGGCCGTTGCTGCGTACATAGTTTTGCAGGGCAAGTACAACAGCGTTAGGGTCGCCGCCGTTTACGTTTACTGTTATGTTGTTGCCCATACTGCCCATTTTTGACAAAGGAATTACGGCCTCTGGGCCTGCTTCACCAATCAGAGCAAATGTAGGGCTTGTGACTATGCCGCCTGTGGCCATGGCTTTGTAGTCCAGTCCTGCAGGGTTAGCACCACCAGCTGTACCACTGTCGCCACCAAGACGGCCAAGACTGATCTGACCAAGCGAGCCAATATCTTTGCCGGGCTTAATTAAGTTAATGCCTTTGATAACTACGTTAATCATGGTGATAAAAGCGTTAGCCATAAACTCAAAGTTTCGTGCTACTTGATTGACAACTGCATTAACGACAGCGCGAAAAGTATCAAACTTCTTGTAAGCCATGACAAGGGCAACACCTAAAGCAACAATGCCAGCCGTAATCAGCACTGCAGGGTTTAACGCCATCGCCGCATTCACTAAAACAATGCTGGCCGCTAAAGCACCAAAAGCAACAGCAACAGCCGTAATCAGTGTCGGGTTCTCTTGTGCCCACGTGGCAAACGATTGAAGCACTGGCAGAGCCTTTTCAAGGATTGGTAACAGTGCAGCGCCTACACCTTCTTTGGCTTCACCAAGGGCAACGCCTAAACGCTTCATTGAGCCTGCAGCAGTGTTGGCAGAGTCAGTAGCGGCACCGCCAAAAGTGACAGCCATCTCGGCCATGACTTCTTCCATGCTTGCGCCGTCTTTAATCATTTGGCGTAGTTCTGGGGACAGTTTTGCTAGGGCGGTCATGTTGCCGCCATATGCCTTTTCCATGGCTTTAGTGACTGTTTCAAGGCTGATGCCTTTAGCAGCTGCAATGTCCATAGAAAGGTTGGCAGCCTTTTGTGCTTCGTCAATGTCCATGGTGGCGCGTACCAGCCCAGCCAGTGCCGGGCGTAACTCATCATCTGTAACGCCTTTAAGTTTGCCTTGCTGGGTTATGTAGGACTCAACACCTTTGATCTGTGCATCAGTGGCAGCAGTGGTTTTTTGTAGCTGACGCGCCAGCATTGCCTGTGCTTGCTCATCTTCCATAGCGCCTTTAACAGCGTCACCAAGGCCAGCAACTAAACCACCAAGAGCAACGGCAGCGTACTTATTGGCTTTGCCTAGCGCATACTTGGCTTTGGCTTGTGCGCCTTCTAAATCCTTAAAGCCCTTCTCGGCTTCCTTCAATCCCTTGTTATTGAATTGGGTAACGATTGGTAGATATACAGCCATTAGGCAGCCATCCTTTGTTCTAG